GTACATTAAACCAAGGCGGTGCTGGAACGCTTACAATTACTGGCGCGAATACGTTTGACGATATTACTAATACAGAGCCTACTGCCAATCAGATCACGTTCCCTGCTAGTACGACAAACACGTTTAATAACTTTACCTTGTCTGGTACATCCGGCAACTTAGTATCGCTTCGTAGTTCTACTGGAGGCACACAGTTCACGCTCTCCAAGTCTTCAGGCACTGTAAACGTATCTTTCCTTGATATTCAAGACAGCAATGCAACGGGTGGGGCTACTTGGAGTGCTTTTACGTCAAACGGTAACGTAGATTCAGGAAATAATCTTGGCTGGTCATTTAGTGCTGCTAATTACGTAGACGCTTCAGCGGATGTTACGGCTGACGCAACCGTAACTGGATCTGCTTTAAGAGTGAGATTATTTGCGGGTGATATATCCGCTGCTGCTGCCATTTCTGCTATTGGATACAGAGCAAGGTTATTTTCGGGTGATATATCTGCTACTTCCGAAATTACAGCAAATGCGAATAGGGTGAAATTATTTGCTGGTGATATATCTGCTAATTCTTTTGTTGAAAGCCAAGCAAGCAGAATTAGAGGATTTTCTGGTGAAATTATTAGCAATGCCTCTGTGCAAAGCCAATCAAGCAGAATTAGAGGATTTTCTGGTGATATTAACGCCAATGCCTCGGTTGAAGGTCAAGCTATTAGGCTTAGGTTATTTGCTGGCGATATATCTGCTAATGCCTTTATTTCAGCAATTTCAAATAGAGTAAAGTTATTTTCCGGCGATATATCTGCAAATTCTTTCGTTGAAGGCCAAGCGGTTAGAGTTAGATTGAACTCTGGAAGTATTGTTGGCAATGCTTTTATACAAAGCCAAGCAAGCAGAATTCGAGTGGGGTCTGGAGACATTGCGGCTAATGCCTCAGTTGAAGGCCAAGCTATTAGGGTTAGGGTTGCTTCAGGTGATATTACTGGCAATACAACAGTTACTGGAATTGGTAACATTACGGCTGGCGGTGCAGCAAGTATTAGCGGGTTTGCTGAGGTTTCGGCTTATAGCAGTGCTATTTATAGTTTTAATGCTTTGGTTACAGCAAATGCAGATGTCATTGCTACCGGTCAAATTATCGGTGAGGAATGGGGCGATGCTGCTACTACATCGTCTACATGGACTGATGCAACGCCTTCTAGCAGTACGTGGCAACCAGCATCACAATCTTCTAACACTTGGTTGAGGCAGTAATGCAAAAGATTCTATTCGGTGAATGGTTGCCAGATCAGCCAGGAGTGACAGGCGCAGTAACGGATGCTAAGAACTGTTATCCAGTTGCTAATGGTTATGCTCCGATTAAGAGTGAGGCTGATTACTCTGATGCTGCTGGTGCTGATTTGCTGATTACCTTTGCTGGTAAGTTTGGCGGCGTTAGTACGTTATTTGCGGCTAGTGCAACACAGATTTACAAGTTTGACAGCAATGATGCTAGCTTGGATGCGGCTACGACTACGGGTTACACAGCGGTTGAGGGCTGGGATGTGACTCAGTTCGGCCCTAAAATGATTCTGGCTAATGGTCAGGATAAGCTGCAAGCATGGACGCTTAATTCATCGACTAACTTTGCTGATTTAGCTGCTGCTGCACCTATTGCCAAGTATGTAACGGTGGTTCGTGATTTTGTGGTGGCTGCTAATGACGGAACTGAGACAAGTAAGGTTTACTGGTCAGACATAAACGACGAGACTGACTGGACTCCTGCTGCTGCTTCTCAGTCGGATAGCCAGATCCTGCCTGATGGTGGTGACATTACTGGAATTGCGGGTGGTGAGTACGGCTTGATCTTCTTGGAACGTGCTATCTACCGGATGAGCTATGCTGGCTCTCCGTTCTTCTTTCAGTTTGACGCTATTAGCCGGTCTTTGGGCTGTATCTCTAACGGATCTATTGCTCAGTACGGTAATTTGACCTACTTCCTTGCAGACGATGGCTTCTATGTCTGCGATGGTCAATCTACAAAAAATATAGGTACTGAAAAGGTTAACCGATGGTTCTTTGATAATGCCATTCCTAATGAAATCCCTACAGGAATGAGTGCTACGGTTGATCCTATTAATAAATTAGTAATCTGGAAGTTTAACAATACGTTTGGTGGCAAGTATTTGCTGATGTTTTCCATTGACCTAAATAAATGGTCTTATGGTGAGACTACCGCAACGTCAATTGCTTACGCTCTGACCCCTTCTGCTACGTTGGAACAGGTAGACAACTACAATACAAGCATTGATGCGCTTGATATTCCGCTGGATTCACGGGTGTTTGCTGGCGGGCAACTACTGTTTGCCGGGGTAAGTGGCGAGAAAATCATTTCTTTTTCTGGTCAGCCTAAGACTGCGGTTGTATCAACTGGTGATATTGATGTGGGCCGGTCTGTTATAACTTTAGCAAAGCCTATCGTTGATGGTGGCAGCGGTTCTATAGCGGTTGCCAGCCGAGAATTACTGTCTGAACAAGTAGAATTTGGCTCAGATGTACCTGCCGATGCAGAAAACCGTGTGAGTTTGCGGTCTGGTGGTGAATATCATCGACTAAGACTGACTCCGACGGGTTCTAACTGGAAGACAGCCGTAGGTTTAGAGTTTGACGTTGTTAAACAGGGTAATCGATGACGCAATTCCGTACTTTACCGCCATTTGGAGGCGATCCGCGACAAGTCTCTGAGGTTGTACGTGGGATTATGGACGGGAAGACTAATAATACAGGTCTGATTACCCTAGCCACTGGTAATGCGACTACAACTACCCTGTTTGACGAGCGTATAGGCTACGACAGCCTGATATTCTTTGTGCCGGTATCTGATGCTGCTGAGGCTGATGCAGCTCCCTACGGTGAGTTTACGAGGAATACTAGTCAGACTGCTGGTGCGGCATTTACTCCTGCTGCTATTGAATACGATACGACTGAGGAAGCTAGTGGTGTTTTCTTATCTGATAACAGTCGGTTAAATGTCAGAAATCCTGGTACTTATAACGTACAGTTTTCCATTCAATTGGCTAGTGACGATAACGCACTGCAATATGCTGACGTTTGGTTTAGCAAAAATGGAGTAAATATTCCGAGGTCTGGTACTAGGTTTGATTTGCCAATCAGAAAGGCTGCTGGTGATCCTAGTCATACGTCTGGATCGGTCAATATCTTTGTTAATCTTGTTGCTAATGATTATGTTGAGGTAGTTGGCCTAGTATCTGCTACGACTGTTTCTCTTGTTTCGTATGCTGCTACCACTAGCCCTGACAGACCGATTATTCCTGCGGCTATTGTAACCATGCAATACATTGCGCCATTGGCTACGAGTAACGTATATGTTTCCTCTCAGCAGCAGGGTAGTGCTACCCTTACGCACTGGGCTAACGATACGGCAAACAAAACTTATGGGTACATTGTGGTGGGCTAATGGAATTTAGATATATCCCTGTAGATCAATTGCGTAACTGGTGGCCTACTGTGCGCCCCGGTTTAGATGAAATCAAGGGATATAGCCCTGAGAACTGGATAGTCGAGGATGTGTACACAGACTGCTTTAACCAGAAGGCAATGCTCTGGGTAGGACTAGATAATAACCACTTTAAGTGCTTTTTTATCTTGCAGCCAATGGGTGACACGATGCACTTATGGGCGGCTTGGACGTTAGAAAATAACTATCAAATTGTGGAATCTGGTTTAAAATACATAAAAGACATCTGTAGTCAAGGCAATGTCAAATATTTAACTTTCTCAAGCCATCGTCGAGGGTGGCAGCGTAGGGCGAAACAACTCGGTTTCCGTCCTAAACAATGGATTTGCGAGGTGTAATATGGGCGGTGGTGGCGGTCAACAAACAAGCACAACGACAACGAGCATTGATCCAGCAATCAAGCCGTATGTTACCTACGGACTTGAAGAAGGCAAGCGTCTTTACGAGTCTGGCACACCTAGCTTCTTCCCCGGTCAGACCTACGTTGATCCTTCTCAGGCTACGCAATCAGCTCTCCAAATGGCTCAGGAACGGGCTATGGCGGGTTCTCCGCTGGTTCGGTCAGCACAGGCAGAGCAACTTGCTACGATTCAAGGACGGGGCGTTAATCCATTCCTAGAGGGTGCTTTGGCGGGTGTTAATCGTCAGGCCCGTGAGCAGTTTACTGAGGGTGTTCAAGGTCTACAGTCCAAGGCTTCGTCGATGGGTCGTTATGGCTCTGCTGCTCTGGGTGAGCAAGAGGCTAGGGCGCAAGATGTATTCGCTAGGGCTTTGGCAGAGCAAGGCGGTCAACTGGCTTACGGATCGGCTGAGGCTGAACGTGCCCGACAGATGCAAGCTGCTCAGATGGCTCCTCAGATGGCTGCTACTGACTACGCTGATATTCAGAAGCTGCTGACAACGGGCCAGGCTCAGGAACAATACTCGTCTGCTGAATTGCAAGATGCTATCAATCGCTTTAACTTTGAGCAGAACTTGCCGCAGATGAAACTTAGTCAATTTGCTAACTTGTTCAGCAGTGTTCCACAAGGTCAGACTACTGTTCAACAAGCTACGCCATCGGGAGGTAAATAATGGGTGCTGCTGCTGCTCCAATGTTGATTGGTTCCGCTATTGGTGGATTAACTAATCGTAAGAATCCCTTGCAAGGTGCATTGCTAGGCGGCGCTCTTGGTGGCGCTGGTGGTGCGTTTATGGGGCAAGGTGGCTTGTCTAGTATGTTTGGCTCGTTTGCTGATGACGCTGCAACTGGTATCTTGCCTAGCGCATTGTCTGGATCGACAACGGTCAATCCTTTACTCCCTAATAACGCTGTTCAGGCATTTACAACTGGTGCGCCAATGGCAACTCCGTTAAATGTTGAGGCCATGAAAACTGTTTTTGCTGGCTCACCTACGGCTGCGCCATTTGTATCCTCTGGCACAAGTACGGGCATGATCCCATCGTCTTTGTATGAGCCTACTATGATGGACAGATTTGCTGATGTTGGCAAATACGCTCAAAGTAATAAAACTCTTACCGCTATGGGTATGCAGTCTGCCCAACAGATGATGCAACAAGAACAGCCGCAATTTGCTCCCGCTGGACAAGTTAGAAGTGGTCAGATTCAAGGCGGTGACTACATGAGTCTGCTCAACCCACAGCAAGGCACTGTACTTAGACCGCAACCGATTTCCCTCTTAGGGTGATATATGGCAATTACAGATTACATTCCTAACATCTTCGGTCAAGCGGCTCCTAGTTACATTCAGGGCTTGCTTGGCGCTGAAGAAACCAAGAACTTGCAGAACCGGGCTAATGTTCAGGGCTTGCTAGGTGCAGGTCTGGCGCTGGCTCAGGGTATGGGCCGTACTGGCCCTAGACGCTCTGCTGCTGAGAATGTCTTAGGTGCATTGGCTGGTGGCTTTGGTGCTGCTGGTGGTGCTTACGATCAGGGTATTAAGAATTACGTTACTCAGCAACAGATTGCACAGACTCAGTTGGCACAACAAAAGGCGTTGATTGAGCGTCAACAGTATATGGCGCAGCAAGGTGCTGTTGAGAATCTTCTTAAGTCTCCTGAGATTGCCAATGATCCGCTTAAAGTGGCTTACATTAGAGCAAATCCTAATGAGGCGCTGAAACTGTATTCAGAGTTGTTGCCATTGCAACGTGCTGGTCAACCAACACTGGCTGTACCACAAACTCAGCCAGCATCAGCAGCAATGCCAGCGCAATTAGGGGGACAAACTCAGCCAGCGGCAACTCAACCTGCTCCTGTAATGGATGGACAAGAAAAGCCATTGCCTCCAGTTGAATCAGTCGCTAAACCTAGTTTGTACAACCAGCGTATTGCTGAAAAACAAGGCATTGAAAATACAATACGCATTTATTCAGATCCTCAATTTGCCGGTAATGAGAGAGCAACAAAAATTGTTGACCAAAGTCTGAAGCGACTTGAGGCAATTAACAAAGAGATAACAAAGTCTTCTGTTTCTGATCTTAGTGGTGATTTGCAGTCATTAAAGAAATCTGCTCCACCTCAATTTCATGGTCAAATTGATAATTTAATGAATATTGCTGCTACCGGAGAAATAACACCGGATCAGTTAGCCCAAAGGTCGGCAGATATTAGCAAACAAATTAGCGATTTTAATAAAGAAGAAAAAACATACGAACGTACACTCAATGACTTTACAAAAGAGGCTGTTCGTGTTGGAAGACAAGTTGTTCCGGGCAAAGATCCCAAAGATTATAATGATGCTGATTATGCTGCAATCAATGCTGAAATACAAAGACAAGCAATTCAGCGTAGACCAGTCACAACTATTAACTTAAGTGACCCAGCAAGGAAGGCACAGGCTCTCAGCGAAAACTCAACCAAATACATTGGTAACAAAAATGTATCAGAGTCATTTGAGGTTGCCACAAGGTTTAATAACTTTGTTCAGGCTTATAACAATCCTCAAGCTGGCGGTGTTTCAGATGCTGCCCTTATTTATAATGTGGCAAAAATGCTTGATCCGGGTGGAGCCGTTCAACAAGGGGACATTCAAACTATTGCTGGTCAAGCTACGATTCCTGATCGACTTAAAGGAATTCATAGGCAATTTGTTAATACAAGGTCATTGTCTGATGAGCAAAGAGAAAATCTCAATGCCATAGCTTATTCAATAATGAATGTAAAACGCAAAGCGCTTCAGCCAGTAATTAAACAATACAGAAATTATGCAACTGCTTTGCAATCTCCTGATGTAACAGCAGACATTCAAGATCCGTTTGAAAATGTTGATTTGCCTAAAGAAAGGATTGTAACAATCAACGGCAAAAGAACAAAAGTAAGATTAGGGGAAGATCCAAATGGAGTGAAGGGTTACTACTATACTGCCCCTAATGGTAAAACTTATCCATATCAAGATTAAATTTAGACATCATGCCACCAAAAATTGGAAAACCTGTTGATTACGATCCATTTGGTAATGTGGATGTAAATCCTGCCAGCGCGGCTCCTGTAAGCGCTACATCATTAGGGCTTCCAGAATTTCCTATGCCCAATAAAAGAACGCCTGAGATAGTTAGCGCTCCATTGGGTATTACTGGAAGTTTTGCGCCATTTATGGGCGTGATGTCTACAACTGACCCTAAAGCATTGCAAGATATTATGGTAAGGCAAATACCCGGATCTCAACCTGGTATTGATCCAGAAGGCAATCCATTTATTATTGTTGAAAACAAGCCTTACTATCTTAATAAACCGGGTTTATCTGGCACTGACGTTGTTGGTTTTATTGGCGATCTTGCCAAGTTCATGCCAGCCGGTAAGTTGGCTCAATTAGGTCTTACTACTGGCGGTAGAGCTGCAATAGCAGGAACTGCGACTGGAGTTATTGGATCAGGATCTCAGTTAGCCTCTCAAGCGCTAGGGAGTACGCAGCCTTTTAATGTTGCTCAAGTTGGTCTTGAGTCTGCTTTTGGTGCTGGCGGTCAAGTTGTTGGTGATTTGCTTGGCGCTTATTTAAGAAGAAATAGGCAAATTACAGATCAATCAGGACAAATTACTCCTGAGTTTGATGCTGCTTTAAAAGCTGCTGGTATCAATATTTCTGATTTTGGTTCTGGTGGTCAAAAAGCAATTATTGATGCTTATCAGCAGCTTGGCAGTAAATTTGCAAGAGAAGCTAAAAATGTAACCGCTGGGGCGAACATTGCTGATGTTAATTTTCCTTTAACTAGGGGCCAAGCAACTGGCGATATAGCTCAGTTAGCAGAAGAAGAAGCAATGCGAAATGCTGCTAGGGGTTCGTTTGCTCAAAAGATATTAGCTAGGTTTGATGAAAAACAAAAGGTAGAAGTTTTAAAGGATCTTGAGGCAAAGCAAAAAGCATTTGCATCTGGTCAGATTACAACTTCGCCAACGGAAGTCGGTGGTAGGCTTTATGAGTCTATTAGAAACAAACAGCAACAATTAAAGGCTGGATATAAAGAGGCTTACGAAACCGTAGATCCTACGGCGCTTAGAATTCTTAGTGAGTCTGTAGATCCGCTGGAATCTAGAGTTATGGGTGTTTTAAAGGATCGAGTTGTTGATCCTACTCTTACTCCGGCTTCTAGAAGCGCAATGACAGAAATTAGGTCAATTATTCCTAAAACTGGCAAAGCTAATGTAACTGATATTAGCCTTAAATCTATTGAGACAACTAGAAAAAAACTTAATGAGTATTACAAGGCTGGAGCTAATGATACTGACAGAGGTAATGTCTCAGCCATTATTAAAGAATTTGACAATTGGCTTGATGATTCTATTTCTGACGGTTTGATTCGTGGAGATATAACTCAGCTGGGTAAACTTAAAGAAGCCAGAAAACTATATTCTGAATATAGAACAAAGTTTCCTCAAGGTAATGTAGCTAAATTAGCTGATGCTGATTCTGCCAAAGTTATTAGAACAATTGTAGAAAAAGATTTGCAGCCTAATGAAGTAATGAATTTGCTTTACGGCAAGTCAGCAATAGGTGAAGCGCAATCGTCTGTAAGAACAGTCCAGCGATTGAAGAAGATGTTTGGCGCTGATTCAAATGATTTTAAGCAATTTCAAGAAGCCGCATTTGTTAGATTGACTAGAGATAGTCAGGGCAATATGTTGCCAGCGTCTAAGATTGTAAGAACCATTGATGAGTTAATTATGGGCAAAGGCTCTGGATTAACTAGAGAGCTATTTAGTGCCGATCAAATTAGAGAAATTACAAAGCTAAGGGCAGACCTTAATAAATTGGTTGTGCCAATTGAGGCTCAAAACCCGTCTAGGTCTGGTTATGAAGGCGCTAGAGCTGTTATTAGTGTGTTAAATAAATTGGGTTTTACTGGTGCTGCTGGTAACTTAGCTTCTGGCGATATTGCTTCTGCTGGAGCTATGGGTGCTGCATCATTGGCTAGTCAAGTCAGACCAGTTCTTAAAGCTAGAAGTGCTACTAATATGGTTGCGCCTAAAGTATCTGGTTTATTGCCACCGGGTTCTGCCACAGCTTTGGGTGGGGCATTAGGCACTGGCTTTTATGGACTTTTAGGGAACTAAATTATGGCAAAGAACAAGATTAGCGAGTTTAGCTCTACACCTGCTAACAATACCGATATTGCTGGCATTAACATAGCTGAGGGTTGCGCTCCGTCTGGTATTAACAATGCTATTCGGGAACTAATGGCGCAGCTTAAAGACCAGCAATCTGGTGCAGATGGCGATAGCTTTACGGTAGGCGGTGGGTTTACTTGTACTGGCGCTGCTGTATTCTCTAGCACTGTAGCAGTGGCTGGTGTAGCAACATTTACATCCGCTCCTGTATTTCCTTCTAGCGTTGCATTGGTTCCCTCTGGCGTGATTGTTATGTGGTCAGGGTCAATCGCTAGTATTCCTAGTGGTTGGCTGCTCTGTAATGGTTCTAATGGTACTCCTGACCTTCGTAATCGTTTTGTTGTTGGTGCTGGCAGTACATACTCAGTTAACGGAACTGGTGGCTCTGCTGATGCTATTGTCGTTAGCCATACGCACACAGCTACGGTTACTGATCCTGGGCATAAGCATACGTTCCCAACTCGTTATGATTTTACTGGTGGTGGTAGTGCATTCCAATCGCCTTACAACGGTCTTGGAACTCCAGATAATTCAGACACCACAACAGTTACTACAGGTATCAGTGTATCTAACAGCACTACAGGCTCTAGCGGTACTAACGCTAATCTGCCTCCGTACTACGCCCTTGCCTATATCATGAAAAGCTAACCATGGAAAAGCTACCTTTAACTGATGACCAGATTGAAGCTATTGCGGAACGTGCTGCGGAAGTGGCTTTCAAGAAGATTTACGAGGAAGTCGGTCGTTCTGTCGTTAAGAAAATATTCTGGATTGTAGGCGCTGGGGCATTAGGTGTTATGTTCTGGATGGCTGGTAACGGGACGCTGCCTAAATGATTGAAGTCGCTACAGCGCTGATGGTCATCAAAGGGGCTAAGGCTGCTTTTGATGTCGCTAAAGAGGCGTTTGACGAGATCAGGGAATGTGCTGAGGCTGGTAAGTCTGCCAATGAATCACTAGGTGCGCTTACTAGCTTTTTTTCGTCTGCTGGCAAGGCAGAGGAAGGCATAGCCCAAGCTAAAGCCCTGCAAGACAATCCTCCCGTAGAAGACAGCCGTAATGACTACGAGATCGTCATTGAGATGATGGTCGCTGAACGTCAACTCAAGCAGTTCTACAAAGACCTAAAAGAGATGTTTATCTACCAGTTTCAGGAACCCGGCTTATACGATGAGTTTATGGGGCGGCTAGAGAAACTGAGGGCAGATCGTAGGCAGAGAGAAGTAGATCATAGACTGCATCTAAAGGCTTTAGAGATGGCTGCTAGACGAGAGAAAGCTAAGAAGGCTCAGTTTATACAAGACTGCATTGCTGTAACACTTAGTGTCATAGTTTCTATTGCAATCATAATTGTCATTGTTTTAATGTTTACACTGGGGAACTAATATGTTTGGATTAGAGGCATTACTTGGCATTGGAGGCAAACTAATTGATAAATTAATTCCCGATCCTGAACAGAAGGCCAAGGCACAACTTGAACTTGCGAAGATGGCTCAGGACGGTGAGTTAGCTAAGATGGCTAACGATACTGACTTGTACAAGACAGAGCAGAATAACCTGACCCAGCGGCAACAAGCAGATATGGCTAGTGATAGCTGGCTGTCAAAGAACATCCGTCCTCTGACGTTGATCTACATTCTGGTGGCATATCTGGCTCTTGCACTTATTGACGCTTCTGCATTGGATATTGCTGACTCGTTCGTTGAGCTGCTGGGTCAGTGGGGAATGTTAGTTATGAGCTTTTACTTTGGCGGCAGAACGCTGGAAAAGATTATCGATATGAAGGCTAAGAAATGATTAACTCACGCAAGATTGATGATTTGCTGCCAGTGGTACAGGAGAAGGTTCGTAAGTTTAAATCGCTGTGTGAAGAAGCCGGGATTGACTTGCTGATTACGTCCACCTATCGGGATCATGAGAGCCAGAACGCTTTGTATGCTCAGGGTCGAACCAAGCCCGGCAGGAAGGTTACAAACGCCAAGGGTGGGCAGAGCTGGCATAACTGGCGTTGTGCTATTGACGTTGTGCCTCTGACTAATGGTAAGCCTAATTGGAATACTAAAGATCCGGTCTGGATGAAGGTCGGTGAGCTTGGTAAACAGGCTGGCTTAGAGTGGGCGTGGGAGTGGAGAACGTTTAAAGAAATGGCGCATTTTCAGTATACGGCTGGCAAAACACTGGCCCAACTTCAGGCAGGTGAAACCATTGCATAGGGGTTAATCATGAAGAAACTTGTTGCTGTTGTATTGTTGCTAATAACTTGTTATAGTTTTGCAGATGATTCACAGGCAGCAGGTTTTCAGAACAATGCTGGTGGCTGGACGGTTATTACCACTAGGGATCAATATTGTTCTGTTATGGATATGCACGATGGTTATGCCTTTGGAACAGAGTCTTACGTCAGGTTTTGCTGGACACGGAGAGGTAACGCAATCCTAGTAGTCTTTGAGTCTGGTGAGAACAGAACTTGGCCCGCCGAGTCTTTTCAATTGTTGCCTACTGAACCTGAGTACAAGAGTAACAAAACTAATGGTTAAAAAACTTCCGGCAGACTGTATGCCAGCTTGTCAGTCTTGTTCGTTTTTTAAGGCTGATCCTAAAGAAGAACTTGGGTTTTGCTATCGTTACCCGCCTAAAGTAATGCACTTAGGTGAAGGTGACTTTGACTCCCTGTTTCCGGTAGTAGCTCGGGATGAGTGGTGCGGGGAATTCCATCGTTTTTCCAATTAGAGGAAATCATGACTAAGGCAGCTTGCACTGAGCAAGAATTTATTGCTTTGTGGAATAAACACGGATCAGTTAAAGAAGTTTCACAGATTCTAGGTATTGCTGAAAGAAATGTAGCTAAACGAAGACGAGTAATTGAAGAAAGACACGGCATTGTTCTAGCTGGGGTTGCCAAGAATAGCCCTGACTTTCAAGTAACCTACGCTCAAAACAATGTTAGAACAAACGTAAAGTTAGAAAACGGAATTATTGTTATAGGGTCAGACTGCCACTATTGGCCTGGCATTATCAGCACAGCACATCGTGCATTCGTAAAGATCATTAAGGACTTAAAGCCTCGGATGGTCATTATGAATGGGGATGTATTTGACGGGGCAAGTATCTCTAGACACCCGGTTTCAGGCTGGGGATATACGCCTACCGTAAAACAGGAGCTAGAAGCCTGTCAGGAACGCCTAGATGAGGTCGAGAAGGCCGCAAAAGGTGCTGCCCTACACTGGACATGGGGTAACCACGATACGCGCTTTAACGCCCGTTTAGCGGCTCAGGTAGGGGATACTTGGCGAGGCGTTGAGGGCATGAACCTGACTGACCATTTCCCGCTATGGAAGTTCTCTACTAGCATAATGGTTAATGATAATACGATGATTAAACATCGTTATCATAATGGCATCCATGCGGTCTACAACAACGCGCTAAAGTCTGGTGCAAGCATTGTTACCGGGCATTTGCACTCGCTGAAAGTAACCCCTTGGACGGACTATAACGGCACTCGTTATGGTGTGGATACTGGGTCACTAGCGGATGTAAACGGTGACCAGTTTGAGTATGCTGAAGACAATCCAAAGAACCATAGGTCAGGCTTTGCTGTGCTTACCTTTGTTGACGGTAAACTGCTGCCACCTGAGCTATGTGAGGTCTGGGATGATGACCACGTAGTATTTAGAGGCCAACTGATAAAGGTGTAATCAGGCTGACAGGGTGCGTAATGACCTGTGCTTTCTTACGTGCCCGGCATAGCCTTTGACGTTCCCTGCCAGACATCTTAAACCGCTTAACGTCTTTACCTTCTCCCCAACGGATAACCATTGTCTGATCCCGGCCTAGCCTATCCATATCCCATTCGCAGATATGAACTAACTTATGCTTTCTAAACGTCTGCATAAGGTTGCCTACAGTAATAACATGAAGGCCAGTCTTGTCTGCTATCTGGCTTAGTGTTGCATCATTATTCATTAAGAATTTTATTAATTTAGCGTAGATTTCTTGATTAACTTTTATCATTTTCTTTATCTATTGCTCTGTTTATATACCATTGAGCTTTTAGTAAGTCTTTAATTTTGCTTTCTTTCTTTCCTGCTCTGGATATGTATTTAACTGCATTGCCAAGATGAAAGTCTAATTCTTTGGCTTCAATGAAATCAATAGTTTCAATGCCGCCATCGGTGTAGTGTTGTGGGTGATTAATTTCATTCATGCTTGATAAACACTCCGTCTTTGTTTAGGTAGCCCTTACGGTCTTTAATCTCGTTATAGGCTGATTCTAGGCATTTGGTCAGATCTACATTTTCTATAGCCCCGACATTAATAAGACAAACAAGCACATCACCAAGACCATCAATAATATTAGGTCTATCCCGCTTAATAATGGCATCTGCTAACTCTCCCATTTCTGAGACTGCTTTAAGCAACTGCGTCTTGGAGTCTGAATTAGCTATGATGCCTCTTGCCTCAGACCAGCGTATAACGTCTAGCTCTGTTCCTGCCCAACTCATTGGCAAAGCCCTTTAATCTCAGCGATAGGCAGTCCGAATACCTCATGGATACGGATAATCATATCGGCTGATACGCCGCATTTACTGTTACGGATACGGCTTAGGACTGGTGTAGACACATCAAGTTTTGCAGCTAGTTGACGGTCATTCTTAATCTCAAAGCGGCTTTGCAGTTCGTCTAGCAGTTTCAAAGGTTTCTCCT